AAGTTGTTGCACAGCATCAGCAACGGTTCGCGCCTGCGCGGGTCTGATGCGTAGGCCTGGTGATAGAGCGCCTCCTTCTGGCGCGGGTCTTCGCTCACCTGAGCCAAGTTCATGAAAAGCTCCATGCGCTCCGGCCTTCCGAGGTCTTCGCAAGCGAGCACCTTCTTGGCAACTTCCACGCTGCCTTCAATGTCGCCAATAACGAGAAGCTCGATGTGCAAATGGTAAAGCAGCCCGGTCGTCATTTCCTCGTCGGGGATGCTGCGAAGAATGCGGAGGTTGCGGTCGTTGCTGCCGGTCTTTTCGTGGTGAGGTAAATGTTGAATCACCACGCGCTCATCCTCGATGGCTTGCACCGGCTGAATCGCAAACTCGTAATGCTCATGCACCGGGCAAACCCATTTGCCTGAGCCGCGCAGCATCATGCGCTCACGCGGCACCGCCAGCCCTTTGCCATGGATGGCATACGGGAGCATGAAGCACGTGTAAGCGCCGCGCTCGGCGTGCTCGCGGATGAGTTCCGCTCCGCTCAACAGGATGTCGTCGGTGTCGCACCAGAAACAATAAGTGCCGGTCGCGAGGTCGTATGCCGCCTGCCGTGCCGCTGCGAAGTTATCAACGTGCGGCCAATCTTCGCGCCCGACTGCGTTGCGATACTCGCCGACGATTGCGCCGAACTTGTCTCGAGCGATGTCGAGCGTCGCATCAGGCTTGGCGTTGCCGATGGCGCGGACAACCACAATCTCATCCGCGATGGGTGCGAATGATTCAAGGCACCGCTCGATGTATTCCTCGACGTTGCCGACGATGATACATAGGGAAATCAGAGGAGTCCGCACGCCCGTGCCGCCCGGTTCCGGCCCATCCCTGAGAGGTTCCAATGACGACACGGGCGGCGGAGAGTCTGCGGGATGGGCATTCATAAGCCTGCCCTCTACGGTTTCATCGTCGCCGCGTCAAGACACAAAAGCGCCGAACCCGTTGCTGGGTTCGGCGCTCCTGTATGAACGAACCAAATGAAACTATGCCAGCCCGGTCTTGATGACTGCGAAGTTGATCACGATTGCGCCCGTCTCCGCGGTGCCGCCTGCGGCGTTGCCGTTGACGACGGTGATGTCGAACGATCCGGCTGCGACAGCCGTGACTTCGACGCTCGTATTGAGCGCCACCTTGCCGCTGCGCTGCGAGAGGATCACCACGTCGCCAATCGCAACGGATGTGTTCGTGACGGTGAAGACCGCCGAGATCTCAGCCGCGAGGCTGGTGGTATCCGTGGTGATCTTGCCGCACATGCCGCTGCAAGTGACGCCGGTTGCCCGGTTGGTCGCCTGAGTGACTGCGGTTCCACCAGCGGTGCCGGTGTAGCCGATGCCGCCCGCGGGTGCGTTGCTGAGTAGTGTGCCGGATGTGAGCCAGCCTTCTGCGTTGTAAGCCATATTGGTAAGTGTGTTTGGGTTGAGGTTCGCTAGCGGCTAGTCATCACGCTTGATGATGCGCGCACCGTTGGAGATGCCGACGCTGTAGCCGTAGTTGCACTCCAGCGCCATGTAGCGCGTTCCGGTGGCGGGGTCGTAGAAGTCGCGGAGGCCGACCGTCGCGCCCGTGGTCGGGTCGCTGTAGGCTTGCGCGTTGTCGTATTCTTCGGGACGCTGCGGTGCGAGGTAGCGCATCGCGATGGCGATTGCCGAGCCGTGGCCGATGAAGGCGTTCACCGAGGCGGCGGAAACGAAGGAGCTATTCAGCTCGAAGAAGTCCAAGCCGAGCGCGCGCATGATCTTGCCCTCGGTTAGGACGTTCTGATCTGCGAACATCTGAGCCTGCACGAAGTTCGTGACGCCAAGCAGCGCATCCATGCCAACGCAGTCAAGCAGCGCAAAGCGCGGCGATTTGGGTGCGTTGGCTTGGTTGAGCGCGAGACGCACAGCGCGGAGATGCGGCACGTTCAGCGAAGCTGCGAGGCTGGTCGTGACGGAAGTAAAGTTCGCGGTGGTGACGAGCGTGAGCACGTCTTCCATGACCGCCTGCGCGAGCGCCGCACCCTGCTGGAAGCCGAAGCTTTCGAGGCTGGAATCGCTGTTGTTGATGGCGTCCAAGTCGGTCTGTCCGATGGGCACGATCTTGTGGCGGTTGATAGTGACGGTCACGACGCTCTTGGCGAAAGTCGTGATGGCGTAGGTGCCGCCGAACGTGGTAGCAACGAGACCGCCGATGAGCGGGACGAGAACGACGTTGCCCTGAGTGCGCCCGACTACATCGGGCGAGTAGGAACGCGAGAAGACATTGAGCGGCAGAAGCTCTTTGACGAAGCCCTCCAGCGCGGCATTCGCGAGGCGGGCGATATTGAGATTGGTGTAGGCCATTTGGGTTTGTGGGTGTGGTTGTTACTTGGAGAACGTGGCGTCGATTGCGACCTTGTTGGCTCGATAGAACCGGACGCGCTCGATGGGGTTGGTGATTGCGTTGAACTGCGTGAGGATTGCGGAAGGCTCCGGTGCGGCGGGACTGCCGATGACGACTGGCGTGGTGCCTGTCTGCGCGAGCATCGTCGCGGCCTTGGCGCTCACCTTCTTGTCGAAGTCGGAAAGAGCGGCGGCATGTTCTGCCGCCGTCTTTTCCATCGAGGCCTTGAGGTCAGTGATCGCCTTGTCGGCGTCCGTGAGTTTGTTTGAAGCCTCGGAAAGTTTTGCGCTGAGGTCGGTCTTCTCGGCGGTGAGCGCCTCAAAATTGGCCTTGAGCGTCACGCCCTGCTCGCACGCGGTTTTGTGTTCGACTAGGAGCGCGAGATATTCTGGAGTTTCGATGAGCATGGGTTTAGGATGTTGATTGTTGGTGGTGTCAAATTTGGAGAATAGGCCGCTAGGGTTTGCGGCGGGTGAGTCCACGATGTCGCATGAATAAATTTCGAGGCAGCGCATGAACTGCGTCTCGCCTTCCTCGCCCTCCAGCGCGCCGGAAAAGCTGATGCTCAGTCCGAAGGATTCCGGCATCGTCTCCGCCATTTCCAAGACGACCGCCGTTTGCGGATGCGACTTCAAAAGCTGCAAGTCCGCGCGGAGTTGCTGGCCTTCAATTCGGAAGCTTGAAAGCCTGCCCACGATGGCATCTGCGCCGCTGCGGTGATTCATCTTTACTTTCAGCCCGCCGCCGTAAGTCTCCGCGCACGTCTTGACCGTGCTCAGGCTCTCCGCGTCTATCATCACGCCGTGCCCTAGCGCCGGGCCTTCCGTGATAACACTCACGCCGCTGATGGTGCGCGCGTCCGTGTTAATCGCGCCGGATGCGAAGGTTGTGCGGAATGCGTAGGTGCGGCCCATTTTCTTTTCGCGCGGTGTCAAACTTGGGGCGGCGCAACCGCTGGCGCTGGTTCCGGCTCAGGGTCGTTCGGGTCTGCCACGGGTTGCCCGTTCATACCGCCGCCGACGCTCGCGGTAGCGGTCTGCTGTTGCATGAGCGAGAGCACCAATCCAAACGGCACTTCCTTTTCGTTCGCCACTTCCAGCGCGTCGGTGAGCAAGTCCGTGACTTCACCCTTCCGCTCCCGGCGGTGATGGTCGTAGGCGATGCCTTGCTCGCCGAGGATGCCGCGCAGATTCTTGTGCCCGAGCTTGTAGTCTTCGCGGCGGCTCTGCCCGTCGCGCCCGTTGTCGATGCTGAACTTCGGCGGAAGCGTGAACTTCCACCGCCACCAGTCTGTCGAGCGCGAGATGCGCCCGATGTTCATCGCCTTGGAAAGTGCGTAACGGATCTCACGCAGTGCCACCGATTGCAGAAGCTCTTGCCGGTCAAGGATGGTTGCGCGCGCGAGTTCGATTTGCGAACGCTCCGCAGGGCCGGTGAGTCCCGCACCCGGCCAGCACAGCGCATACGGCCAGCACGCGCCGACAAGGGCTTTTTTGAAGATGCGTTCTTGAAACGCCTCCCATGCCGGTCCCGGCTTGTTGCTCAAGAACTCCTCCAGCTTCGCGCCGCTGCCAGCCTTGAAGTAGCGAATCATCCCGCCTTCCATGCGCTTGGATGTGAACGTCTCTTCGTCCGTGCCTTGCTCGCCGAGCACGGTGCCGGGGTCGTTCGGGTCTGCCGCGCCGAGTTCGTTGTGTTCGATCAACCCGATGGACGACGCGAGTTGATGCGTGATTTGTTCCCACTGCTGACTCTGCCAAGCGTCGCGGAGTTCGTTGATGGCGTGGCTGAACGTCGGCAGTCCGCGAATCTGGTCTGCGCGCGTGGCGTTGAAACAGAAGATGCAATCGTTCGCGATCACGTCGCGGTCGTCCTTCTCCGTCTCGCCGAGGATGCGCAGGCCGACGACGCGGTTGAGTTCGTTCAGGATGATGCCCTGCTCGATGCGGAATCCACGCAGCGGCCCTTTCTCCACGGTCGTTTTATTCGTGTCGCGGATGCCGAGCTTGTGCGCCGGCAGATGCTGAATCGCAGGGAATCCGCCCTCGGTCTCGGTGAGGATGACGAGGAAATCGCCGTCAACGTCGAGGGCAACGCTGTCGTTGAAAAGCGAGGTCTTGAAATCCCACTGGTCGCCGCGCACGTCGCACACGCCGAACCATTCCTCGGTGAGCCATTGCTCGGCTTCCTTGCCCCACCCGGCATCTTCGCCGGTGTAGTTTGGATTCCACGCGCGGCCAACCGCGTGCTGTGCCATCTGGTCAATCGCGCCTTTTACGAGTCCGTCATTGGCGTAGAGGCGGCGGCTGTAGGAAACGACCGTGCGCCAGTCTTGAAACGGGATGTCTTTTTCCGTGTCGCTGATGCCGTCGCGCCAATACGGGCGGTCGCCGCTGTTCTTCTGCGCAGCGTGCAGGAGCTTGGATGAAACCGGGGAGCCGTAAGGGTCAACGAGCGATGCCATAGCTTAGAACGATGCGCGAACGGTGGACTGTTTGCGGGTCGTAAAAAGCAATGCGCGCTGCGTCGCGTCGAGGCTGTCCCACTGCCTCAGTGCGCGGTCACAAGCGATCATGAGTGCGTCGCTGCTCATGCTCGCCGGAAGCGAGAACGAAAAGGATTTGCCGCCGACTGAGGTGTTGACGAGCTTGCCGCCACCCTGTCCGCTCACGATGCTGAACTCGCCGAGGAAGACGGTTTCAATCACGTCTCGCCCGCGAAGTTTGATGACTCGCAGAAGGGCGAGGATAAATTCGGCGTCAATGCTCACGCCAAATTAGCGGTGTCAAACTACGCTTTGACCGCGCCAGCCGGGATCATCTTGAAGTTGATCGCCGAGTTGACCACGGTGCAGACGCCGACGCAGGTGATGTAGTCGCCAGCTTCCAGTTCCGCGAAAGTGATTGTCAGCCCGCCTGCGGTGTCGCTGCCCCAAAGGGTGTCGCCGACTACCATCGTGCAGCCGAGCACAAGCGCGGGGTCTTGCGTCACGTAGCGCACCTGCTGCCCGCTGGCTGCGCCGCCGAGCGCGATGCCGGCCATCGTCGAGGTGAGCGCCGAGCCGTCCGCGTCGTAGAGTTTGAGCACGTTGCTGTTCGCGGTGTCGATGTAGAGGCTCTGCCCCGCGACGATGGTTGCGCCAGCGGTGCCGATGGCGATGACTGCGTTTGCGGAAGGGATGACGGAAGCGGCGGTGATGGAGAGGTCGGCCATGCTAGGGCGGCGGTGTCAAAATTTCCGGCTTTGGTTCCTCCGCAACCGGCGCGGCGATCACGCCCTTGATGAGCGCGGCGACTATCTGCATTACCTCGCAGTCCCACCCGTGATTCGGTCTGCTCCCGATGCGGCACCATCGGCGGATGATTTGCTTCGTCACTTTCTGGATCACGTCCTTCTTGATTTCGGAATTGATGTGCGTGTGGTAGTCCACGCCAGCGTCGTCCGGTATCTCCCACGTCGCCGAGTGCCCGCCGCGATGCTTGGCGAGAATGTCCTTGCCGCCTTCGTTCGCGAAAAACACGTAGCGCGCCCTGCCGCCGCCCGGTGCCTGCGCTTGCTTGAGCGTCGAGTAAATTTTCCGCACTGGCTTTTTGCCGGGCGGGTTGTGCGTGAAGCCGCTATCGCCTGAGCCGTGGAGCGACGTCCATCCGTAGCGCGCGCACTCGTCATACACTTCGCCGGTCTCGTATTGTGCATCTTGAAACGTCGCCCAATCTGCGACCTTCATCCGCTGTTGCAACTCGCGGCATCCTTCGGTCGTGAGTATCTTGCCGAACCAAAGCAGGCGCGATGAGCCGTCCGATTTCCACGCGCGACACGCTGCCCATCGGTGGTCTCGCTGGCGGTCAATCGTGAGGAAGCGATGCACCTCGCCCTCCCACGCCTCGCCGTTGGCGTAGTCCGCAAAGCGGTAGCCAGCGCCGCCTAGCACCACGCCCGGCTCATCCTCTTCGTCTCGCCAGAACTCCGCGAGTCGCTTTTGGACGAACACTTGCAGCGCGGACTTGTCGCCCGCCGCTGTCAACTCGCTGGCCTTTTTCCACTCCAAGACGAGGGTTGACCACGCCACGTAGTAAAGCGTGAGCGCGTTGCAATGGAAGCCGACGTGCTTGCCCGGCACCGTGAGCGGCTGCGGGTTCGTCGCTTCGTATCGGCCTGAGTTGGCGAGCATCCGCCGCGCCGCAATGTCGTCGTGAAACTTCGTCTCGCACTTCGCGCACTGGTAGTGCGTGCTCTGCGTGATAGCCGTGTCGTCAATGCTGCCATCGGCCCGCTTTTCATCCGCCCATTTCAGCCCGCTCCATTTCCACGGCTGCGCGGCGCCGCACTCAGGGCAAACGAACTGCCACTCGCGCCGGTCGGTGCGCTCCCATGCCTCAAACAGTTCCGTCTTCACGCGCCCGTTGTCGGTGTCCACATGCTGCCACCCACCCTGCGACGTGAGCACCACCCGCGCGTTCCAGCGGTCGTGATGCCGTCCGCGCGCCTCTGCAACCAGCCCGTGCTTGATTTGCCAAACTTCATCCAGCAACACGTAACGCACTGACTTGCGCTGGAAGGCGCTCATCTTCGCGCCGACAACGAAGCAGGTCATGTGTGGGAGCACTAGCTCGCCCTTGCGCCGCTTCCCGCGTGGCAGTGCGCGTATCATGTCGCCGATTCCGTCGAGACTTTGCAGCATCGGCTCGAGCCGCTCGTCGTAGTAGGCATCGGCATCCTCGTCCGTCTGCATGGCGAGAAGGATTGAGCCGGGGTCTTCGCGCGTTGCCCTGAGCAGCGAGGCGTCGAGCACCGTCGTCTTGCCCGCGCCAGTCGGTGCAACGATGACGACTTCGCGGTTGTGATTGTCGGCGACGGCTTCGCACGGCTCGCGCAACCACGGCGTGAGGCTGAGATCCATTTGCGTCCCGCGCGCGCTGCCCGGTGGCCGGATGCGCTGGTCGAGTATCCACTGCTCCACAGTCCGGTTGTCCGGGATGCGTAGCTGCGCGCGGATGGCTAGCTCGCAGGCGTGCATGGTGCCGAGAATGTCGTGAGCCTGCCGAGTGCGCCGTTGACGAAGTTCTTCGCCCTGTCCTGCAACGTCGGCGCGTCGAGTCCGGCCCAAGTCGGCGTTTCCGAGATGAGCAGCATGAACTCGGAGCGCACCTGAGCACTCCACGCAACGGCAATCTGAGTCACGGTCGCGTTGTCGGTGAACTCGCCGCGCAGGATGGCTTCGTCCAGTTCCAGCTTGCGGCATTGCGCGAGTAGCTTGCGCTTCTTTAGCGCCTCCTCGTCCATGTCGTCTTCCGCCGACGGGTTTGCCTCCAGCCATTTCTTCACGACTGGAATCTTGACGCGCCCATGCGCGAAGCCGGGACATCCTGCATCCCTCGCCCGCCGTAGGTCTGACATCGTGCAGCCTAGCCGCTGCGCTGCCGCTGCCAATGTCTCGGCAATGTCGTCATAGCCACGCCCGTGCTTGGCCTTAATTCCGACCGTTTTAGTCGGTTTAGGGGGGATTGGTTTATTTTTCAAATTCACACGTTTTTGCCGCTAGT